CGGGTAGACGCTGCAACCCTGGAGACATCGGATTCGCTGGATGTTATGACGTTGGCGCCTGCGGCGCAAGCAACGCATCTGGAGCACTATGCTAGTTGTATTCCTACATGATAAGGTAAACATATGATTCTTACAGAAATAGACATTTTTTATTTACGAGAACGCGATGGGGAATATCCGGAAACAGATAATCCAGCAACTCCTGTAGCTTTCGTTATAGATGGAGAGGTTGTTGCTGCTGAAGCGTTTTCTCCACCAATTGGGGATGGGATTTTTTTAGCAAATCCAACGTACACATCTAGGATTGAAACAATAAGTGGAGTAGATGTCGAAGTAATAACAGCTACTGTTGGAGAAATTTCAACAGATATGATTCTAAATGAACATCTTGCATCTGTTCTCTTAAGTAATGCTGAAGCAGTTTTGATACGACGTGATAGAGACCTTGCAGTTAATACTGGTTGGAAACATGACGAAAATGGTTTTTATCTCATGGAAACAATCGACGGAGTTGAACACAGACTCAATGGAATGGGAAATATTGCAGAATGAGCAATAAATCACGCTGGGAAATGTTTAAAGAAAAAAGGGGTGGCGTTACCCCCTTGGATGCAATAAACCCGTATTCACCAAGAGCAAACGAAGAAATCGCTGCAAATAGGATGTCTATATGTGAGAGTTGCCCAAGACTAATCAAGGTTACTCATCAGTGCAGGGAGTGCGGATGTCTTATGAAAATAAAAACAAAACTCCTAGATGCCAGGTGTCCACTAGGTAAATGGTAATTTTGCCTGCGAGAATAGGCTATCTACGACTTGATATGTGGTTTATTTCTAGATAGTTCACGTTTACGTGTTTTGGTAATCCAGCAACCCAGTTTATAGCACATGACATATCATCTGCAGTTAGTGCAATCTCCCGTTTTTCTCCATCCACAGTATCAATAGTGCCAGGACAAATTTCCGTTATTTTGATTCCGTACATTGGGTACTCCAACCGCATCGTATCAACTAGGCCACCAATTGCTCGCTTTGCATTTGTGTAATTCCCACCTCCATCATAGGCAACCTTGCCACCAAGCGAAGATATAAAAATAATTGTAGGATTTTCCGATTTAGAGAGATTGTCCGTAAAAAGTTTAGATAAATACATTGGGCCGCTGACGTTTAAGCTATATGCATAATTAAAATTTTCTGGAGATTCATTGATTATTCGAGTTGGGTTGCTTCCCCCACCCGCATTGTTTACCAAAAGGTCCAAACTAATGTCTTTATATTTTTGGAAAAATTTTTCTATTTCTATAAAATTTGTTATGTCCATCTTGTAAATTTCAATATTCTCGGACACTAACGATTTCATTCTTTCAAAATCTCGCGAAACAGCTATTACGCGATACCCATTGTTCGACAATGTTCTACACGTTTCATACCCAACACCCTTGCTCGCACCTGTAACTATGGCTGTTTTCACTTGTTTTACCTATGAAAATCCATATTGTTATGAATCCAATGTCCGGGGACCATGTACTTGAATCCAGATTTTACGGTATGGGCTGTGTGGAAATACGGAGCCTCTGCTGGGAAAATAACAACACTATTTGCTTTGGGCTTAATTCCAAAATCAATCGACTTGTTTTTGATTGCAGTTTCGTAATCCAGGTCCACTGAAGGCGCGCCAATCAACCACCCCTCTGTAGATGTCCATCCGCCATTGTAGTCCCTCAATTGAAACGATATCTCTCCGCCATCATAATCATCATTCAAATACATGACCATGGAATATCTTAGGGTTTTATCTCCGTCTAACTGGTCAAAATGGGAACCCATTGCCATCCCAGAATTATACTTTTTTATGTTGAATGTAGGAAAAATCTTTGGCTCATCGCCATCCCCTAGAGACGATGCATAGTCTTTGCAAACGTCATGGAATGTTTTCATTATTGAATTGTAGATGTATTCGCTCTTTTCCCCTATTTCATTTTTAAAATTTTGAATTGCTTCTAGGTAGAAAGTTTTTGTTTGTCCATAAATAAAATTTACGTCATTTGATGAGGTCCAGCTTTTCCACAAATTCACATCGCCGCCACCGAGGCTCTCCATTGAATCAAGGTCCTGAAGAGTTTTCATGAACAGGTCAAAATTTTCTATTGAATCGGTGTAGTAATAAACTTTTTCCCCCAAAATATTTCTGTTCATTTTTGTTTAATACCTGTTTCTTTCGTAAAAACCTGTTTCTTTTACAAACCCGACAATAACATATCTTGTGGGTCCATCGGAAACTGGCCTTACCCCATGTTCGTACTCGCTATTGCCAGGAAAAAATAAAAGGTCTTTTGATTTTGGTTTTAAAGCAACGTCACGATTTTTGAAAAAAATCTCCCCGGAATTGTAGTCCTCGTTTATGTATAATATTGTTGCGTACCTAATTGACGGGTCGGTGTCTTGGTCGACATGTGATTTAAGTTCCGTACCGGCTGGCAATCTCTGTATAGTGGATAAACCACTAAGGATTAATGATGGGTCGCACTGAAGCATTATGGCGTTTAGGCGTTTATAAATTGAACGACAAATGTCGGTGTTCTCAAGACTGAGTGTCTTATCCGCCCAGCCCTGGGTAATCTCAAATTTCCCTTCCGCAACCAAGTTTTCAACATCGTTTCGTCCGAACTTTAGCATGCAAAAATTAGGAAGGCTAGACAGGTAGTGCGTTTCCCAATCTTGTTGCGTGGTTTTTTCTATGCCAAGATTTATTATATCCAGCTCATCTTGTGTTATGAAGTTTTTAATACGAATCAGCTCGTCGTCAATTTGCTCAAATTCAAAACCATTTATCTTGAGTTGAATTAACAATTTGTCAATCATTTGGAGTATCCGCAATTTTGTATTTTTTTCCGTCTTGGTCTAACTTGTACCCCTGTTTTAGCAGTTCTTGCCATTCGGCTTTTTCTTTTGCCTGAAACTCCCTCGTCTGCTCCATTTCTTTTGCCCAAGCGTCACGCAATTCCTGCGGGTAGGCGTTCTCGTCTCTGTCATCCCAAAATGAACCCAGCGTGTACCTGACACCATCAGACAAAAGTGTAACTTCATGCATATTGTTGAAGCCTCCGTCAAATGCGGCAAGCATGCCGGTTTTTGGCTTAATGCTTATCTCTTGGTCTGGAAACCGCAGAAGCCCACCTTCAAAATCATCATTTAGATACAAAAATGCGGCGTATCGACTTCTAGTGAATGCTCCCGAGTTCCCTTTTTCGTCTGTGTTGTCTGAATGAATTCTTGCGTATGCTCCGGGCTCCCATTTTTGTGTGTGGTACCCAATTTGATTTATTATTGATGTATCAAGATTATGCACTGATGCAACCGCGTTAATTATTCCGGCCTTTATTTCAGAAAATATAGTAAGAGACAGGCCCTCCTCTGCGACAATTTCGTCATTGTCTTGCGGAAGTGTTGATGAATACGATTCGTAAAAAGATATTGGGGTCCACGTAAGTATCCCCAGGGAAGCATGTTTATCTAGGACATTTATGATTTTTGCTGCAGTTTCGGCATCGACAAAATCCTCATAAATAACTATGTCTTTGGTCAATCTTGTTTTTTTATTGAGGTTCATTTACTGCTTCCCGAGAGATAGCGCTATCCATGCGTAAACGTATTATATCAAATTCAGCAATTGTGAGGTCAGTTAGTCAGGAGTTGCCAATTTCAATGTATAGGTTTTTTAATCCATTCATCGTTCCGGCGTCCACATATCTCCCGCCGGGTTTTACGGCCCTGATGTCAAACCCATCCATAATCCATTCATTTAACTGCTTTCCCGGGTGGTCTAGTTCAGGATTCAAATGCCTTATCAAGCCTCTTCGGAACAACATTGTGCCCCACATGTCGGGATAATCGCAGTTGTTTACCTTATCTTGCGAACCAACCACTTTGCCGTTCACGATTTTTACTTGGCCTACGCTGCCTTTCAATTGTTTATCGCACTCCCATGCGCCGATGACGATATCCGCTTCTTCTTCCTTGGTCATTTCTTCGTATATGTTCACTGTGGAATTCAATATATAAGTGTCCGGCATTCCGATGACGACGGTGTCGCTGTGATTTCCTACCATAAAGGCTATTGCATCCGACATAGTAGATGGCTCGCGCACCATTAGTTTTACGCTCATGTGCATACTTTCCACAATCGGAACCCATTGGGCCCTCGTCGCCACGCGGACCTCATCGCAAACTTTCAGCATTTGCTCGACATGCCACTGCAGCAAGGACGCGTCGTCTGATATAGGCAAACAAAATTTTGGTATGCCACCGATTCTGGACGCCCTACCGGAAGCCGGTAATACTCCTATTACAGCCATTCCTGAGACCTTCTAACATCTATATTCCACTCACCGGTTTTTTGGAAATTTTGCGACGCTTTCAAATCAAAATAGTTTTTGTTTTTTTTAGATGTTTCGACGTACTTTTCTTTTATTTTTGAATCGCTCGAAACTGTAGTTCCGTCGCCGATGGTTTTGTCAAACACGTCGTCTACGTCCATCATCTCTGCGTTGTTATTTTTATTATAAATACGAACCCTTTCGGCGTAGTCTGAATCCTCGAATAGATACGGGTAAAAATATTCGTCGAACAATCCCACCCCCCTAACCAGGTCTTCACCAAGGGAAAAAACGCAAAACCCTCTGTGCGTTGTGACTAGTCTTGATTTCCCGCTCGTATTAAATAATTTTTCTAATCCGCCCGGTCTCCATATCGTATCCGCCGAGGCGAAGACCCAGAAGCTCTCATGGGGGTACAACTTTATCGCGAGGTTCCATGATGCGGAAATTCCAAGGTTGGAAGGGAGGTTTAAAACCCTCACGCTTAAATCTTTCCTTTTCGGCTGATAAATTTCCGGACCGTTGTTTATTATCAGTATTTCCCCAACCGGGAAATCTACAGCGTCAAGGCTGGCGTCCAATAAATCATATCTATTTAGGACTGGCACGGAAAGTATTGGTATCACTCGGATTTTCTTTCTACTTGAACAATTCTTTTTTTAAGATTGTCGGCGATTCTTTTGTTCCTCTAACAAACACGGTTGAAAAGTATCTCGTTGCGTCATCCAAGACAGGCAGTGACCCGTGAACGACGTGACCACCGTGAATGTAGAGTGAGTTAGCTTTTGGTTTTACCTTTATCCCCAATTCCGGATAATCCAATTCTCCGCCCTGATAATCGTCGTTATAGTACAAGCAGAATCCATAACCTATGTAGTAAGGTAAATCTGGCATCCACTGGTCGGCGTGGTGTTTTATGAAATCGCCCTTTTTGTATCTTTGTAAGTGCATTGACGGAGGATAGTACGAATACGACTCGAGCAAGTTGTTCATTTTTTCGTTTATGAAATCAAAAACCGTTTTTTCCTTAAAAAATAAATTTTTCCCAAACCAAAAGTGCGTGGAACCGTCTTGCTCCTTCGCACTGCCGTCAAACCACGCTTCTTCTGGTGTATTTTGTATTATTGAATAAACATCCAGAAGTTCTTGTTCTGTCAAAAAGTTTTGAATTTCATACACATCATCGTGTAGTTTATTTGTTTTTGTCAAAATCGCACTCATACGTTTGATATATGTTTTTACTCCACATTTGAGCTTCCTATATTCTTATTCCATTTTTTATTTCATACCTTTGCGGGTGCGCCAATCGGAACTGGTCCTCTATGGCTGGTTGCATTTGCGCCCATTTTTCTTTGCCAAATTTGGCTTCCTGCTCATACCACTCCGCACTTCCATTCTCATATTTTTGCCAGTACATTCTTGATAAGAACTTATGTTTGTTGTAGGTCGGCATCACCCCGTGTAAATATGGGGAACCTTCTTCTGTCAGATAGCCCGGGTGGCCTGATGGAAAAACCAAAAGGTCTCCCGCCTCTGGTTTGTATTTTACAAGTTTTTCCCCCATCACAAAATCAATTTCCCCACCTTCGTAATCATCGTTGAAATACATAGTGCAAGTTATTACAAATTTGTACCCAGGAGCATGCCCCTGCTCTCTTATGTAATCAGAATGATAAGCCATTCGGTATTGATTTTCTTCGGTGCTTATGTGGTATTTCCCGATTGTTCCACCTGTCCATCGCCATAGTGGTACTTCGAAACCGTTGTCGTCTAAGACTTTTGCGTCATAATCTACGTCAATATTAAACCTTTTAATATAATCATCCGTCACAGCATAAAAATTATTCATCATTTCAACAACAAAATTTTTTTGATTTTGCTGAATCTCTGTGTTCGTTTCTACATTCTGTGCATTTCCGTATTTGTCTGACAAATTAAAATTTGGGAATATCGGATTTAGATAATCACCAAAAGTTGACCATTGCGTCCAGGGGCTGAAAAGCCTGTCTTCTTTTTCGGTTATGGAATCCGTCAATATCTTGTAGGACTTTAATACATCTTCAAACATGTTTTTATACACAAGTATTTTGGGGTATATCTCAACAACTTCAAGATTTCTTTCCGTCACGGCTTTCTGTCCCCGGTGTGCTCAATTATCTCCCAAAAGAATGGACAGGTATACCTAATTGCATTTTTTACCTCCGTGACGCCATGGATGTACTTCATGTCACCTGGGAAAAAATATGCAGCTCCCTTTTTAGGTTTGAACTTAACTCCCTGGTTTGGGAAATACAGTTCACCCCCCTCGTAGTCGTCATTTAAATAGAACAAGCTTGACAAGTCATAGTTCGGAAAATCATTTGGAAGACCAGCGTCTGGGCCTTCGTGCAATTCTTTATCAGCGTGAGGTTTTTGGAACTGCCCAGGGAGCCATCGAACAATCGTTGTTCCTGTTGGGATAACTTTGACTTTATAAAATTCCTCAACAATTGGTTTTAGCCTTTGAAATAATTCACTAAGAACCGGGGATATAGCCGGGTTGTTTTTATCCAAGGTTGGTTGTGTTGCAACCCTGTCTCTCCAGTAGTCGGAATCATATACGACTGTGCCGTTTTTATTTACGTGACTTTCTGTTACGTCCCATATTGTCAACGATTTTGCGGCTTGCTCTAAAAACTGCATTTCCTCTTGCGTCATGAAGTTTTCTAGTTCAACAATATTTTCGGCTCCATCGCCAAAAAATCCAGAAGGCGTTATTGATGGTTTTCTAAAAACCAATGATGCTTTCTCTAATCCTGTCACGGAATTTATTCATTTCGCAGTGTGGGTTTTGTTGTGTCGCTCACATTTAATCTTAGCACTTTTGTTTCGTGCGAACCCAAGGGTTCATTTTTCTCGTTTACAGCGTCTCTATACCAATCGGTAAATTCTCCAGATATGTTTACCTTTTGTGCTGCATTGCCGTAATTGATAATAGCTCTATTTCGACGATTTTCTGGGTCTGAGTAATTTATGATATTTATAGACGAGTTATTTAAGTTAGTCAACGATATGGGAATTATTGTGGCGACTGGTGTTCCAGCTACTATCCGTGTCTCCACATTCGCGTTTCTTGCTTTTATCGCCAACGGCAGTGGACTGTCATAAAAAGATGTACTAATTAAGTTGGACATTGTTTCAAAATCATTGTCAAAATAATTGACTGGGTTGATTGTCCAAAGGCTTACATCGTTAGCGGTTCTGAAAACTAGTCCGGTGTTTAAGCTTATTGACGACTGACCCCTGCCTGCGTACGCCCCACTGGGGCTTGTTATTTTTATATGGTCTGGCGTCTGGTCGTTGGTGCCGTCCCATGTGAAAACTATGTCTTCTGTGCAGGAAAGACTCCATCCGACTACATTTGCCTGCGTAACCGGAAAGCACCTATATGCGTGTCTCTCTGATGTTTCGTCCATCCAATTTCTTTTTACCGACATCTGAGAAATTTCAAAAATTGAACCATTCATTTTTTCAACAGAAATTTCAATCATTTCTCATCGTTCCATTTTGGGTCATACATGTCTGGAGTGTGATATTTTTTGCTGTAGTCAAGCATGGTTACGATTGAATAT